AACGTATTAGGCATGGGTAAATCATATGCTGCATTAGCTGCTCATCTAGATGTGAGTCAAAATACATTAGATAATTGGCGTAAAGCATATCCAGCCTTTGATGATGCTGTAAGCAGGGGAAGGGATAAAGGTCAGGCTACTTGGGAACAAGAGAGTGATGACAATATGAATAACAAAGATTACTCATCTGTTAGATATATATTCAAGATGAAAACTCAATATAAACTACGTGATGGTACTGAGCCTGTTAAGCAAGATAATGCTATTAATACACATATGTTGTTTGGTATGGAAGGTAGTGATCATAAAAGCTTAGTTGAAAGAGTATTGGGTGATGCTGAAAAAAGGGGTGAAAGTTGATAAACCTTGAAACGGCATGCCCCGTCTGTACGTACGCTGTACTCTCGCCGGTATGGTCCTGCCCTAGAAGCTAGATTTGTTGCGACGACCACCCAGGTGTTTTAGCATGGATATGAAATGATAGTCAACTTATGAATAATTTAGCCTTTCAAAGAGTGCTTACTGAAGAACAGTTTAAAGATGAATTGCTTAAATCCTATATGTGTTTCCTTCAATACTTCTTTGAGCTAAAGAACAATAAGCCCTTTGTATTATCTCAACCTATCGGCAGGCAATCACACTTCTTAACCATTAGAGATGAATTAGAGAAGGTCTTTAGATTAGAGACTAATAGATTAATTATCAATGTACCACCGGGCTATGCCAAAAGTACGATGCTAGTCTACTTTGTTGCTTGGTCATTGGCTAAATATCCTGACAGCAACTTCTTATATATAGCTTACTCTCAAGAATTAGCTGAGAAGCATACAGGTACTATTAAAGAAATCATTACTATGCCTGCTTATAAGCACTTCTTTGGTATAGGGCTTATGCATGATAGTAAGGCTAAGTCTAATTTTAAGCTTAAGCAAGGTGGAAGTATTAAAGCATTTGGTTCATCTGGCTCTATCACTGGACAAGATGCTGGTTTACCACACTGTGATAGATTCAGTGGTGGTGTCATTATCGATGATGCACATAAGCCTACTGAGGTTCATTCCGATACTATCCGTCAATCCGTAATTGATAATTATAACCAAACGATTAAACCCCGGCCTCGTGGGCCCAATGTACCCATTATATTTATTGGTCAAAGGTTACATGAAGAAGACCTAGCAGGTTATCTACTAAGTGGTGCTGATGGTAATGATTGGCGTAAGGTAGTGCTTCAAGCTATAGATAATAGTGGTAATGCTTTATATCCTGAAGTGCATGATAAGGAGTTCTTAAAGAAAGAAGCTAAGTTCAATCCTTATGTATATTCATCACAGTATCAACAGAATCCTCAGCCTGCTGGTGGTGGTATCTTTAAGCCCGAATGGTTCCATTTGATGGACTTTGAGCCTGAGATAGTAAGAACCTTTATCACTATAGACACTGCAGAAACAGATAAGACATACAATGATGCATCTGTGTTTAGCTTTTGGGGATTGTATAAAGTTAAGGCAGGCGCACAAGAGCTTAATCTTTGGGGATTACATTGGATAGATTGCTTAGAGATGCATGTTGAACCTAAGGACTTAGAGAGTGTGTATTGGTCATTCTATATGCGCTGTATGAAGCACAAGGTTAAGCCTGATATATGCGTAATAGAGGCAAAATCGACAGGCACAACATTGTATTCTAGTGTTAAAGAGACGCAAGGTATGAGGGTATTAGAGATAGAAAGGTCTAGGCGTAAGGGTAGGCCTGTAAGTAAGATTGAGAGATTCTTGGAGTGTCAGCCTTATGTAGCATCTAGGCGTATAAGCTTTACTAGGGGTGATTTGCACTTGGAATCTTGTAGGGAACATTGTCGTAAGATCACTGCAAATAACACACATGCCCATGATGATATAGCAGACACAATGCAAACTGCCATACAATGTGCTTTAATAGAAGAGGTACTACTACCTAAAGTATCTGACCCAACTGGTATAATCAAGACTATGGGCAATGACTTTAGGGCTAATCAGTTTATACAGCAAAAGGCTATGCAATGGGATTATTGAACAAGGTGTAAGTAAATGCCCTCAAAAGCGATCAAAATGCCAGCTATGAGTCATAAGCTGCGTAAGAAGTTTGAGAAAGCTAAGAAGAATATTGAAAAGTCATATCAGTATTTTAAACCCAACTATGACCGCTTTAATAAATTCGTCCAAATGGTGTTTGTCACCACTCTATCAGCTCAAGAGAAGCAATGGCTTCAATCAAAGAATAGACCACCAATGGAATTTAATATCATGGAGCCTTACATTAGTAGGCTTCGTGGTGAGTTTGCTAAGAGTCAGATAGATATTAAGTGTGGTGGTAAGGATGGCAAAGAGACAGAAGTTGAATTGATTAACTTTGTTGAAGGCCATATGCGTCATATATTCCATGATATGAAAGTCAATGGAACTGAATACGATATAATTAGCAAGACACTGGCTGGCGGATTTGGATTTGCTAAAGTATTTACTGACTACAATGGTGAACGCTCTTTTCATCAGGACATATTTGTTGAGCCTTCATGGGATGCAACCATGACCGGTTTTGATATGATGGCCAAAGAAGCTGATAAGAATGACGGAGATTTCTACTGGGAAGCCTATCCTCAATCTAAAGACCAATTTGAGAAAGATTATCCAGATATGGATTTAGAAGGTCTTGCTCGCTCTAATGCATTTAGTAGTATCAAATGGTCTTATCGCACTGATAATGAAGAAATAGTCCTATTGATGGATTACTACTATAAGAAGAAAATCCGCAAGAAATTGGTTTTATTGACCAATGGTGAATCAATGACCATGGATGAGTATAAAGAGTTTATCGAAGATTGGGATATGATGGGTGAGATACGTCAAGTTCCGCAGATTGTTGATGAGCGTATGACCCAAATCACTAAGATATGCCGCTATAAGATGATAGGTACTCGCATCATTGAGGAAGAAGAGACAGATTTGCCTTCTTTCCCATATGTTTATTTTGATGGCAATTCAGAATTAATAAAGAATCCTGACAATACCCATGTTCAATTTATGACCAGGCCTTATGTTTACAATGCCATTGCCGCTCAAAAGCTTAAGAACTTTGCAGGTCAATCATTAGCATATGGCTTAATGAAGATGATACAGAGCCCATTTATGGCATCAACTGATGCTTTGCGTGGTCAAGATGCTGAACCGTGGCGTAATCCTCAAGATGCAAATATATTGTTATTTAATGCATTTAAAGATGATAATCCAGAAGTTCCATTACAACCACCAATTCAAATAGCCGCAACGCCATTACCTCCTGAGATATCTAATACATTTGAGCAAGCTGATGCAGTAATGCAAAACGTCCTTGGTTCATTTGATGCTAGCATGTCTAAGCTTACTGAACATGAGATGTCAGGTGTTGCTTATCGTGAAATGTCTACCATGTCTAATGCTGCAGCTAAACCATATATTGAATCTATGATTCGTGGTATGCAATCAGTGGCTAATAAGATATTAGAGTTAATACCCATGACTTATACCACTCCTCGTAGTGTTCCTATTATGGATGCTCAAGGCCGTAAGTCATATGTGAAGATTAATCAGGAAGGTGGCATATCTATGAACTTTAGTCCTGCTGATTTAGAGGTTAAGCTTGAGGCAGGCGCAGCGTTTGGCGTACAACAAAACCAAGCTCTACAAGCATTCAATGCTACTGCTAAGGCATTCCCTGGATTTGCAGAATTTATGCATGCTAAGGGATTGGATATCATTGTGGATAACTTACAAGATATTCGCGGTGCAGATGAGCTTAAGCTTCGTGCTGATGAATATTCAGCTGAGATGAAAGAGATGCAGGCAGCTATGGCGCAGCAACCTAATCCTGAAACCATGAAGACTGAGCTTGCACAGCAGAAACTTATAATGGAAACTGAATTGGCTGAGCGTAAGCTATTAACTGAAGATAAGCAGGCTAAGATTAAGGCATTAACTGATATTGGTAAGATTAAGCTTGAGAAAGAGCGTAATAAGATTGATATGATTAATGCGATGGCTAGCTTAAATGAGAGTCGTCAAAAGAATATGATTGAAGAAGATAAGCTACAATATGAGAAGCTATTAACAGCTTTAGAGCTTACTCAGAACCATCTACAGATGGATTATGAAGAAATGGATAGAAACTTCATGAGAGCTGTAAAGAAATATGAATTGAATAATCCTAAGCCCAAGAGCGTGGTAAAGAGTAAATGATTTCCGTTAAATTAACTAAAGAGGTGTGATTATGTTTTTCAAAGTACCAACGAATCCTAATTTGGTCGAGACTCCTGATTTTTCTAACCGTCCTTTCGTGGCTGGTTTTGAATTAACAATTACTGGCCCTACAACTATGACTTTTTTGCCAGGTTGTGCACGAAGCGTAGATAAGCCCGATACTGTTTATTATCCTCCAATTAATGCTAATTCTCCCGGTGTGATTACTGTGGACGTATCTACTGTATTCACAACTACTGGGCTAGATTTTAATGGTAATCCTGTAACGGGAACTCCAGTTGGATTTGGTGGATGCTTCCCATTACCATTAAACCAAGCTGGTTTAGCAGGTAATAATACAGTTTTTCCTTTGTATGCTATTGGAAATGATAGCGGCAAACCATTCACCACTATTATTGTTCCTACAGGCAAAGACTTTTTGCCTGCTGGTTATAATTCATTTGTGCGCATTGGTCAGGTTTATATTGATGGAACCACTTTCCATATTATTCCTAGCTTACAAACAGGACATTATGAAGTTCGACAATATGAATTAGCTAATAGCGTAACTGCACTTAGTACATTGACCCCAGCTACTTCAGCGACTTTTGTTGATTTAACAACTGGAAACGGCCCTATAGCACCTGGATTTACATCTAAAGTATTGTTGAATGTATTTTTCAACCCCAATGCTCAGACTGATGTTTTAACCCTAAATCCTACAGGATTGACAGGTGGTGCTATTATTCTGCAAGGTTCAGTAGCTGGTGCTAAATCTTCATTCTTAGTTGAAATGTTACCTGGTATTGACGCAACAACTGGTCATGCAGGTATTGATTATGCTGCTACTAGTGCTTCTGATACTGTTGACATTGAAATAGTGGGCTGGACAGATGATATGGGTGTTGCATTACGTTAATAAGGTAATTTTAACAATGGTAGGCCTTAATTAAAGTTAGGGCCTTATCCTTAATTAAGGAATGTATTATGTCTATACCTGTTCATCCCACGTTTTACCCTATGTTTAATAATGGTACGTCCTCTGTGCCTTTTTATGGCTCTAATCCATTTTTAGAAGGATTTGAATTAACCATTACGCCTACACCATCGCCAGCATGGACATTTGGAGGTACTCAATTTACCTTAAATCCTGGTTCTGCTAGGGATTTTACGAGCGATTTTGTGATTACTTACAATCCATATTCTATATCTGGGTTACCCGCTCAAATCACTGTAGATTTAAATAACACAGGACCTGGTGGATGTTATCCAAAGGCCTTTGAATACATACATCTTGTTGGCCAATCAGAGGCATTAGCGGTCTATGTTATTGGTGATAGCAGTGGCGTTAATGTGACAAGCGCTATTGTTGCTACAGATAATAATTTCCTGCCACCTGGATATGATAAATGGCGAAGAGTGGGTACTATTTTAGTGGTTGCAGCTACTCGTCAGTTGATGCAGATAACGCAAAGGGGTTCTGGTAGAGAGAGGGAGTATGTATCACTGCAAAGGATAACAGGTGCGTCATATGGTCCAACCACATTCTTCACAATACAGTTATCAAGCGGAACCCTCCCTTGGAGCTCTCCGATGGTAACTGATGTGTTGCATCGCTTGTCATTTACAGCATCTGACCCATCAGATTATGCAGCTATTACAGCATTTAATTTTGCTACAGCTACTACGGCATTACCTTTTACAATTCAAAGTCCTGTGGGTAGTGGAACTCTCATAGAGCAATACTGGATACCTGTTGGTAAAGATGCGTTGAATCATAATATACAATATGTGACTGTTGTAGGAGCAGGTCCAACTTTGGAAACGGCTCAAATGGGATGGCGCGAGAGCATGGGATTGCAATTGGTTTAAGTCATGGCCCATCCCTCTTGACTCATTAGTCTACGGGTGGGTTTTCCATGACGGAAGGAGCTTTTTTAATTCTCGTTTCAGTGACCGCTATATATGAAGGGCCGTTTGTAGAGAAAAAAAGTGGTTTATGAGCAATCACTACGCCGTATTTTTCTATCGATTCACTATTGTCATTTATATATTTCTCAAGAAATGTATAAAATTCTGGTGGGTATTCTAAACAAAATTTATCCATAATTATTCCTTTATTTATCCTGCTGGGTTCTTTACCTGAGATTTTATAATCATTTCAAGCTCATCTTCACATCTTCCATGACAAGCAAGCCATTTAATGCCATTGTACATACCTATTCGTGAATCATCTTTATCAATAGGTTCTTTACATAGATCACAATATTCTTTTAATTCTACGGCCATATCTTTATTTCTTGTCCATATATTCTTCAGAATAATATCTGACTAATTTAGGGATATTGATTTTAGTGGCTAATTTATGGCTTATAACAATAACATCACAATCGCCAATATCATGAATGGCATTAGTAATATTATCAGCCACTTCAGTAATATTATCAGCCACTTCTTGTGGGAGTTTTCCTGTAAAATGTTCTAAGAAATACCCTGCTACTACATATTTTCTTCTGCTCATTTCTTTTTAATCCCAAATGTTTTAGGCTTATCTTCAAGGTGAAGCATAAGGTCAAGTGGATGAAACATTTCTGTATTTCTAAAGCTTTCACCACAATCAGTCCAGATATGTAAGAATCTATGAAATGGAGTATCCTCAACTATTCCAGATAAGCAGTACGAAGCTCTAGAGCAATCATGCTTATTTAATTCTTTGACTCTATTGCCACTTCTAGTCCAAACACAATCAGGTTTACCAAGGTGTAGCCATAGATCTAGATTAAAGGGTTGTGGTTTCATTTCTCAACCCCGTCCAAAAACTCTACAATATCCTTCTTCCTATAAAAGATAGTAGTATTCAACATCTTGTCATACTTAGGCCCCTTACCATCAGTCCTAAGCTTTTGCAGCCATGATTCAGACATGTCTAATACTAATGCTATGGTTTTAACATTGAATATAGCCTCAGGCGGGGATGCCCAGAAGGAGTATATCAATTGATCGTCTGTTTTCTTAATCTTCATTTGTTAACCGTTGTTTTTTGAATGATTATCATATAAGTTTTGCAGATCCATGATTAACTTTTCTATAGATGATTTTTTAGACTCATATATAAGATTAAGTTTCCCGATCCTTTTTTCCATATTGCTCGTCATGACTTCTCTTTGTGTAATGTCATGCTCTTTCTTTTGAAGAAATTCTAGCGCAGAATCATAATATTGTTTAGTAGGGCGCATCCTTTTTTCTATTTCAATGTCAACACTTTTTTCCATCTCTTTCAAAGATGTATCTAGGTTTCCAATTAATATATCCTTGCCTTTTTCCATAGATCTTAAATCTGATATCTGCCGTTCACACACATCAACCTGTATACGCAATGAAGATAAAGATGAATTAAGACGATCATTAACTTCATTTAACTTTTTGTTTTCTTTCTTTAAAAAGGAAAGCTCTTGCTTTATTTCTTTGTCTGTTTTCTTAATCTTCATTTATTTTCAGCTTCTTGATATTTTTTTAAGTTTTCATTCATACTCTGTCTTTGCATTTCATCATTTTTAAGTTCCCAATCTTGTCTTGATGAATGTTTTATGGCAGCTGTTTTTTTTATGAGATCTTTGGCATCCATAAGAGATGGATATTCATGATTAATTTGCTCATAATCTGTTATTGCCCTCACTGTTTCATCTAATGTTAATGATCTTATAGGTAAATCGTTCCTTAATATTATATTTTTTACAATCAAATTTTTTAAAATATCTCTATATTTTCCAAGCTCTTCTTCGACTTGAAAATGATGAACATATAAAATAAATGGATTTCTTCTGCCATTATCTAATATCTCATAGTCTTTTTCCTTTCTTGCCACTACTTCAGGACGATCATAATATTCACAGGGCATAAATACCTTCCTTTTTAATCTTCATTTACCAAACTCACAAGCCTATCTAATCCAAAAGCTATTTCTAACACCTTTAAATTATTATGGTTAAAATCTGTTCTTTGTGAAATGCTACACACCTCTAACATTTTGTGACCATTATGAATCTCTAAATCCATTGTTTTTTCAGAATATGATGGCAATCTATCTGATTCAATAATATTCATTGAAGATGAAATATCCTGTAAACGATACCAGCATAATATTTTAGCCATCATTTTTGGTAAGAAATCACATATCTCTGCCATATAATCAAATTTGGTACTTTCAGAATAGATAAGCTGAAATTCCATTTGCCAGAACTCATCCAATGACATATGGACATAACTTTTATCATGCTGCTCACGCCGAAATGATTTACCAGCCTGCCATACACATAGAGGTGGTTTAATGGTATTTAATAGATGCTTAGCATGAATGTATGATCCAGGTGTAGTCTCCGGTCTTAGACATAATCCATCATGGCTAACCCATATATCTTCATCAGCATAGTTGTTGCTCAACAAAGATTTAGGCATTAAAACAGGGGTTTCCACTCTCTGAAAATCCCAAGATTTATTAATAGACCATAAATGAAATCGCAAAATACCAGGGATACTATCTATGAGCATATCTCTAATTTCTATTTGTCTTTGGCCCCAGAACATAAGGCCATGTATGTCATATAAGCTTTTCATTCTTTAACCTTTTTTTCATATCTTTATTATATCTCTATTTCTCACAATTTCCACAAATATCCGCAATTCTCCGGAGATTTACTTAGATATCCTTACTTATCAATAACTTGCATTAATCTATGCACTGTTCTAATCTTTCAATATCTAGTAATAGATCGGACGCACCGATATGCGGTATCCCACCCATGGGGTAAATGGGCAGCACGCACTGACATGCGGTATCCGTGACGGGGTAATAGTCAACAGAAGAGGTTTTATATGAGTGATGGTTTATCGCAAGATTTGGATCAGGCTACTGAAGTTCCAGAAATTCCTGCTGTCGAAAAGAAATATACGCAGCAAGAACTAGAGCATGTTGTGCATGCAAGATTGATGAAAGATCGTGAGAAACAAGAGAAAGTCTTGGCTCAAGTTCAGCAACAATCCAGGCTACCGGGTGGTGTTGGTGGAGGCCCTACAAGGGAAGAAATCGAAGCCATGATGGAAGCTAAGCTGCAAAATGTAATCGAGAAAGCTGGGCAGAAAGCTGTCGCGCAGAAGGTCATGAATGACTTTACTACAAAGATGGCAAGCGGCTATGAAAAGTATCCAGATTTTGAGAATAAAATGAAGGAATTTGGGTTATCTGAATTTACAGATATTGTTCAGATGGCTACAAATACCGAAAACACCGCTGATGTAATGTACGAACTGGCAACTAACCCTGGGAAACTAGGCTCGATATTGGCTTTATCTGGCAGGTCGCAGAGGAAGGCAATGGAAGCCATACAGGAATTATCAAAGTCCATAAAAGACAATGATTCTGCTAAATCTAACATGAAATCACGTGAACCATTATCACAAATAAAGCCTACAGCAACGGCTGTTGATGATGGAAATGCTGGTATTCGTGATTACATGAAGCAATCTTGGATACGTAAATAATTAAAAGCTTTCCATGTCAACAATAACTAATAGTTGATTTTGGAGAGCTTAAATGACAACCCCAGTAAATACTTTGCAGCAGGTTATCACGTACCAACGTGCTGGCTTAGCATACATGTTATTCCATAGTGCTTTTATTGTTACCTGTAACACTCGTTTTAATAACTTCCAGTCTTTTGCTGGCAACCTTGGTGATACAGTATCTTACGATTTAACCTATCGTTTAAGAAGCCAAAACTCTTTAGTGGGTGCGCCACAGGGTGTCGTACAACGTAAGCGTACTTTGACAGTCGATCAAGCTAAATTAGTTCCTTATGCATTTAGTAACCAACAAGTATTGTTCAACATGAACGAACAATCTTATATGGATTACATTGGTCGCGGTGCTATCGGTGAATTAGCATATGACGTTGAGGCATTCATCGCGCAGTTAGCTGAAACACGTCCTTACCGTTATTTCGGTGATGGTCAAACTCAATTGTCAAATATTACTCAAGTAGCTAATATGTTGGCTCAATATCGTGCTTATGGTTCTGCCATGGATTACGATTTAAAGGTTTACTGGCCAATCACTGTTACTCCTAATATTGCATCTTCTGCTGCTAATCAATTCGTTATCAATCGTAACGAAGAGATTATGAGTAAATGGATGGTATCTGACTGGAATGGTGTTGAATTCTATGAATCAATGCTATTGCCACAGCATACCTCTGGTAACGTAGGTAATACGGGTCCATTTGGCACAGGTAACGTTTTAACAGTTGTGTCTACTAACGATCCAACAGGTAACAACATTACTCAAATCACTTTCAGTGGTGCAGCAGTAAGTGACCCTAAC